ATCAGCGTGGTTCAAGATACATCAGTGGTTGTTTCAGCTACTGGCTCATCTGCAACTTCGACCATTACATTGTCTTCAGCTAATTCAGCGATTCAGCCTGGCATGCAAGTTATTTGCACCGCCTCTGGAGCGACGAACTCAGCTCAAGGTCAATATAATTATGTGACTGCTGTGACTGGCACTGCTGTGACTGTAGCTAACGCTATTGGCACTACAGCTTCTGGCTCATCATTCAGTTTTGTTGGTTTCCCTGAAGCATTAGTACAATGGAACTTCGGTTACCATAGCTACTTCAATGCCACTGGCGCTTAATAAGGAGTAACTTAAATGGCTGCTATTTCACGTGCACAACTATTAAAAGAGTTGCTCCCTGGCTTGAACGCTTTGTTTGGTCTTGAGTATGCTCGCTATGGTGAAGAACACAAAGAGATCTACGAAACAGAGACCTCTGAGCGTTCATTCGAGGAAGAAACAAAACTGTCAGGCTTCTCAGCCGCACCAGTCAAGGCCGAGGGCACAGCCATCAGCTACGACAATGCGCAAGAAGCATGGACAGCTCGTTACAACCACGAAACCATTGCTCTTGGCTTCAGCTTGACTGAAGAGGCGATCGAGGATAACTTGTATGACTCTTTGTCTGCTCGTTATACCAAAGGTTTGGCTCGCGCCATGGCTTATACCAAACAGGTAAAAGCTGCTTCTGTTTTGAATAATGGCTTCAACGCTGCCTACACTGGCGGTGACGGACAGTCTTTGTTCTCTACAGCACACCCTTTGATCTCTGGCGGTACTAATGCCAATACGCCCACTACCCCTGCTGACTTGAATGAAACTGCATTGGAAAATGCTGTGATTCAAATCGCTGCATGGACAGATGAGCGTGGCCTCTTGATCGCTGCTAAGCCTAACAAGCTGATTGTTCCCCCAGCATTGCAATTCGTTGCTACCCGCTTGCTCGACACTGAGCTCCGCGTTGGTACAAACAACAACGATATCAATGCGATCAAGAACAACGGTTCTGTTCCTGGTGGTTACACAATCAACCACTTCTTGACAGCAACCAATGCTTGGTTCTTGACAACCGATGTACCTAACGGATTGAAGCACTTCGTTCGTATCCCCCTCCAGAATTCTATGGATGGTGATTTCGACACAGGTAACGTCCGTTACAAGTCTCGTGAGCGTTACAGCTTCGGCTGGTCAGATCCATTGGGAATCTACGGTTCCTATTGATCGAGAAAGGGGCCCCCAAAAGGGGCCCTTTTTCTTGTTGACAAACAAATAAATTAGTGTATATTGAAGGCTGTCTGGGATTTTCTCTCTTGTTGCCAACCTGCCCAGGGGTCACGATGCAACGATTAACAAGAGACTTTTGCATAAGGAATTATCATGGCACGTAGTACGTTTGACGGCCCGATTCTATCGGGCGACAATAGATTTGGTCCTGTTCGTGACGTTGGTTATACTGACCTCGTTCAAACAGCTCTTTTGGATTTCTCTGTTACCACAGCTAACACTGCCAACTATGGCGGAGCTTCTGGTCAATTCGTAGCATCCAACAATATCCCCAATAGCAATGGTGTAATCTATACTCCCCAAGGTGGCGTGTATAGCAATACTGGTCCTACAGTAGCCACTGCTCCTACAGCTGATGCGACTACTACTGTCTATCGCGGCGTAGTGTTTTATTTGCCCTATAGCTGCAACATCACTGATGTTATCCTTGACATCGGTACAGTACCTAAAGATTCCGCTGGTACACCTTTGGCTGTGACCGCTATCCAGCCTTATGTTTCAAATAACTTTGCAACATCTACTGGCGTGTATGCAACATTTGCCAATATCTCTAGCCCTGCTGCTCAAAGATACACAGGTACTTATGTTGGCTCACAGTTAACAAACAGCAACGCCACATTGCAAGATTTCCAAAACTTGCAGCCTGGTCAACAACCTTCATGGTTCTCTCAAGTTGTTGTTACATTGAAGATGACTACTTCAGTAGCCGGTCTTTCTTCTGGTCAAGTTGAAGTAACGATTCGTTACAACCAGAATGATATGAACATCGGTAACGCTACAACTTACCCATACGGTAACTTTGATTAATCTCTAGGGGCTTCGGCCCCTATCTTTAAATCTTAAGGAGATTATTCATGGCACAAAGTCCAAACGGCGTACCCAGCACGGGCAACGTTGTTAATTCAATTACACGTCAAGCGCTTTACGAACCATTTAATTTGCAAGTGGCGCGTGGTCAAATCTATGGACATTCAATATTAAGTTTGTTTGGATATAGCGCTAATATTCAATCGTCCACCGCAACAACAGCAATCCCTCTTTGGGAAAATTCAACTACCTATACCTATCCAACTACTGCAACCACTATGACTGTGGTTAGTACATCAGCGTCTGATGTGTGCAATATGTTGATTCAAGGTTTAGATGCAAACTTTAATCCCGTTTCAGAGACCATTAAAGTCAATGGAACAACAGGCGTTACTACTGTAAAAAGTTATTTGCGCATTAACAATTTGACTTTGGTGACTCCTCCTTCTGGTTATTTAACCAATCAAGGCGTTATCACTGTTAAGCAAAGCAGTAATATTGTTGCGCAAATCAATGCCGGTATTGGTAAAAATCAAGCTGCTATTTATACAGTTCCTGCTGGCTACAGTTTTTATTTGGATAGCGTGAATATCAGCACCGACAATGCTTATACAGGTACGCCTTTGTACTACAACGTACAGGCTATCAATAACTTGACTGGTGTTGAATTGACTATTTTGCAGCAACCATTTACTGCGCTTTTCAGCATTGATAGAAATTCCAATCCATTTGCTTATCCAGAAAAGACTGATTTGCAATGGCAGATTTCAGCTCCAAGTGCAGGCAGCGCTTTGCAAGTTGGCATTGTGGTTTGCGGCAAAGTAATTTTAAATGGTTGATCATGAGCACTCCAGCATGGCAACGCAAGGAAGGGAAGAATCCGAACGGTGGCTTAAACGCCAAAGGTCGGGCATCCGCAAAGAAGGAGGGGATGAATTTAAAAGCTCCCCAACCCGAGGGCGGATCAAGGAGGGATTCCTTTTGTGCGAGGATGGAAGGGATGAAAAAGAAATTGACTTCGGCAAAAACGGCAAAAGACCCAGACAGTCGGATCAATAAGTCGCTGAGAGCATGGAATTGTTAAATGCCTAGTCAATCAGCAAAACAACACCGTCTAATGGAAATGGTAGCGCATGACCCGAAGATGGCTAAAAAGGTAGGGATACCGCAGTCAGTGGGCAAGGAGTTTGCTGAAGCGGATAAAGGTAAACATTTTTTGAAAGGTGGCAACACTATGGCAACAATGAATCCAATGGCTGCAAAACGTGCAGCCGCTTTGATCGCAGCTCGCAAGGCCGCTCCCGCAATGGCTGCTCCCGCCGCTCCTATGGGTGGTATGGGTGGTATGGGCATGGGCATGAAACACGGCGGACTTTCTAAGTCTCACCACAAACATTTAGCTGAGCACCATTTGGGTATGGCTGAACATCACATGCACATGGCTCATGGCGGTATGGCTGAAACCATGGGTCCAAAAAATATGTCTGAGGACGTAGAAAAAGGATCAAACAAAGATCTCAAACACGGTGAGCACGGTGTTCAAAAACGCGGTCATACACGTGCGCTTGAGGAAAAGATGAAGGGCAATGATGTTGGCAATTACAAGCATGGCGGTAAAGCCCATGTTAAAAAGTATGCTGCTGGCGGTCACGTAAAACATTCAGAGCACATGGGCAAAGTCCACACCAATACCAAAGCTCCTCATGGAGACGGCATTGCAAAACGTGGTCACACCAAAGCCATGATGCCCAAGATGCACGGTAAGAAAATCTAACTTTAAGGAGTTAACATGAAACACGGACACAAACATCATCACGAGCACGTTGCCCACCACATGAAACAACATGGCGAACACCATGCACATGGCGGTCACATCCATCATCACGAGCATGTTGAGAAACATCTTAAAGAACATGATGGTGGCATGCATGGTCACAAACACCACCACGAGCATGTAGAAGCTATGTGCATGGGCGGCAAAACTCACTAAGGAGTTATTATGGCTACCAAATGGGACAGAGTACCAAAATTTAACGATGACGTTGTTAAGAGTAGCTTAGAAGACGCACGCAAAGTAGTTAAAGATACCTCTAATTTAAGAGGCGCTGCTGTTGATGCGGTCAAGGAAGCTGGTAGTCGCGCTGCTAGTCGTATGGCTGGTCGTGCGGGTTTGGCTGCCGCTGCTCTCAAAGGTGGCTATGATCTAGGCCGTGCTATAGATGAAGACACTGGGATCGGTAAAAAACTAGTTGATAAATCTGGTCTTGGCGATTTAGCTGCAAAAGCAGCTACGTCTGGTGACCGAGTGACGTTGACTAAGGAAGCGCAAGCTCGTATCGATGCTGGTGAGTTGGACAAAAAGCCAGCTCCTAAAAAAGCTTCTGAGCCTAGCTACAGTATTGAAGGTAAAAATCGCCCGGGTCGCAATGAAGAAATTGACGATGAGACTCGCGAAAATGCTGGCGGCTATAAACGCGGTGGTAAAACCAAACACCATCATGTTAAGAAAATGGCTCATGGCGGAGTAGCTACAGCCTCACGCCGTGCTGATGGTATAGCCTCTAAAGGTCATACCAAAGGGAGAATCTGCTGATGATGGCAAGTCGCGGTATGGGGGATATAAATCCCTCCAAAATGCCTAGCAAAAAGACCATACATCGCAAGGATAATCCGAACGATGTGGAGGTTTACAAACGTGGCGGTGAAGTTTGGGATAAACCCAACCCTAAAACAAAGCACAAGAAGCTTAGCCCAGCTAAAAAATCAGCGGCTAAAGCAGCAGCTAAGAAAGCAGGGCGGCCTTACCCTAACTTAATCGACAACATGAGGATG